TGAGGAAGCCAAGGCTCGTTATGAAGCAGAGCAATCTGGTAAAACAAACAATACATTATGGAACATTTCATAGGAGATGAGGACTTACCTCAAGAGGAACCTCAAAAGAAACTTGGACGACCAGTAGGTAGTCATAAGAAGAGAATGACAAAGTGCGAACAACAAGGGTTCGTGAATGACTCAATTAGAATCATCTTAGACAGACATATGTCATATACTGACTACGTGTCATTCTGTAAGGAGAAGGGATTGTCAGCACCCCAAGCAAATGAATACTGGTTAAAGGTGTGGTCTCTAATCAAGAAGAAGTTTGAATTGGAGAAGGACAAACTGATTCTAAAACACTTACAGAAGTATTGGGACATCTACGACCAAGCAAGGTCTACAGGTGATTTGGGGAATGCAAGACAAGTCCTAAACGATATAGTAAAACTACAGGGACTGGCAGAACCTGAAAAAGTACACGTAACGGGTACAACAATAAAATTGAATTTCGGGGAACCAACAGAATGATTGATATAAGAACGGGGGATTGTTTTGACTTAATTAAGGACTTACCAGACAACTCAGTTGATTTGGTTATCACCAGTCCCCCTTATGCCGATATCGTAAATTACGGCAAAGATATATCAATTAAGAAACCAAAAGATTATTGTGATTGGTTATTACCTTTATTCAACGAGATACACAGAGTACTAAAACCATCAGGTTCATTTATCCTTAACATAAATGACAATTGTGATAAGGGGTTAAGAAATCCATTTGTGTATGAGTTAATCTATCGTAGTCAGAAAGAAACGAGGATGAGGTTCTATGACACATACATCTGGCATAAGATGAATGGAATACCTAATGGTGGGGCAAAGAGATTTAGAAACACCACAGAGTTTATATTCCATTTTGTTAAAGACCAAAAACAAATGAAGTTCTATATGGATAGAGTTATGGAAGAACCTGCTGAATCAAGTAAGGCTCGTCAGAAGTATCCTTGGCATATTAAGAATCACGGAATCATTAAAGATGGGGAGAGACATAAAAATCCTCATACATTAATTGACTACAAAGTGGATAAAGTTAGACCAGATAATGTATTCAGATTCCCAACGGCAGGAAATAGAAATGACAACACCATTAGACATCCAGCTCCATTTAACCCTGCATTACCCACATACTTCATTAACTTACTAACAGATGATGGTGATGTAGTCCTTGATGTTTTTAGTGGAATAGGAACCACAGGATTGGGTTGTAAAGATAGAGAATACATAGGGTTCGAGATGAATGAGAAGTACGCTGAATTCTCAAAGAAAAGATTGATGGGTGAGGAACTTGAAGAATGGTTGGTATGTCAATACGACCTCAACGACCAATTGATTGCTTGTTATAAAAACAGAGATGAAGCATCCAAAGCAACTGGTGTGGAATCAGGAGACATAATGAGAACCTACAACAGAACTAAGTTTGAAAGTCGTGGGGGATTCAAATGGAAACTTGAAAAGAAGATATGAATAAGAACATAACCGTTCAGGGATTCAACCCAACCAAAAAACAACAGGAGATTATCAATGCCTGTACTGATGATACAACCAAGTATATCGTAGGATGTTTCGGTCGTCAGGCAGGTAAGTCATTCACAGCTCAGAATCTATTACTCAAATGGGCCTTAGAAGATAATGGTTCAGTAGGTATGTGGGTATCACCAGTATATTCACAAGCCAAAAAGGTATTCCAAGAATTGACAGATACAATCGCAGGAACTGGTTTAACCAAATCTGTCAATAAGTCAGAACTCACCATCACATTCATAAATGGTTCAGTTATCTATTTTAGGTCGGGTGAGAGAGAAGATACTCTACGTGGTTATACCTTGAACTACCTCATCGTAGATGAAGCGGCATACATCAAGAATGATGTGTGGAATACTGTATTAAGACCAACCGTATTGGTGAAGGGTAAGAAGGTATTATTCATCTCAACACCAAAGGGAAGGAACTGGTTCTACGATGTGGCAATGAGGGGTAGTAGTGATGAGTATCCAACATACAAGACATTCTACGCAACATCATTCGACACCCCATTCATTACAGCAGAAGAATTGGAGGAAGCCAAGTTATCATTACCAGAATCAATCTACAAACAGGAGATACTGGCAGAGTTCATAGATGATGGTGGTGAGGTATTCTCATCTGTCAATACGTGTTCTGTTCTTACAAGTTATCCACCATTTGTTAGTGGGGAGAAGTATTATGCTGGTCTCGACTTTGGTAGACAGAACGATTATACGGTATTAACTATATTGAACTCAAAAGGTGAGGTAGTTGACTTCTATCGTGAGAGACAAAAGTCGTGGGATATCATCATATCAGAAGTGGTACAGAAACTACGTATGTGGAAACCTATGACTTATGCTGAGGTCAATTCAATTGGAGATGTCTTGTTCGAGACAATCAAGAAACAATACGCAGGAGTTCAACCATTCGTAACCAATAGTGATACCAAACAGAATATGATTGAGGATTTGATTATGGGGATGAATGAGAGCAAACTCCTATTACCCACCAAAGAGTTAAACGAACACCTCTACCGAGAGTTAAGTTCATTTTCATATGAATACTCACCCCGAACAAGAAGAGTTAAATACGGAGCTCCTAATGGGTTCCACGATGATACAGTAATCAGTTTGGCATTAGCATTCCAAACCTATAAAAAGAAAGCAACATACGGAACATACGTTATCCGATGATGTGTATAAAAAAAACAAAAAAGATATTTTAGATTAGTATGGAAAAACAATATGTTAAGTACAAAGGTAAGAATTACATAGTGAATGAACCCACCATCGAGGATTGGGCTAAGATTATGGTTCTACAGGAATGGAGTGATGAAAGAGAGTTTGCCACAATACTATTGTCTCAGATTACAGGACTTACAAATGAGGAGATTGAGAACGCTGATTACCAAGAGGTATTAAACGCAGCACAGACAATCTCTGAGTATTTTCTTAAAGAGAGTAGTGAGTTTAGAAATGAGTTTGAATTCAACGGAACCAAGTATAGGTTCTTGGATTTAACCAATATGACATTCGGTGAGTTTATTGACCTTGATGGATTCTTAAACAAACCAGTAATTGAAAAGAAGAAAGAAATGAATCTACTAATGGCGATGTTATATCGTGAGGTAGATGATAAAGGGAATACATTACCATACGACTCAGGTAAGGTTTATCTCAGAGGTGAAGAATTCAAGAAGCTACCAGTCAAATACATACACGGAGCTTCGAGTTTTTTTTTGCGTGGAGAAAAACTATTACGAGGAAGTATGACGGGCTTTTCTTGGAGAAGAACGATGATGATATTGAAGATGATTTGGCTGCTCGTGAAATTCACAGCTTTAACAAGTTTTGGGGTTGGTTTGGCACTCTTGTTACGCTTGCCAACGAAGATATCACAAAGATGGACGAAATCACGAAATACCCGTTAATTTTCGTTCTCAACTATTTATCATACAGCAAAGATGTTGAAGATATTAGAAGAAGAGAACAACAGAAAATGGCAATGAAAAATAGAATATAAAATATGGCAAACGCAGTAGGATATTACAATTTTAAGAAGATAGTCGATTTATTGAGACAACTTCAAACGTACCACGAACAACTTCAAGGTTGGGGGATTGGTGATATACAACAATTAATCTACAATACCCAAGAGAGATTAAAACAGGATAACAACGAACAGAACTACGCCCCGTACTATCCAGCGATGTGGGTGATACCTGAAGAAGCCACAACTGATGGTAGACAGACAGTATATACATTCAACATTATGATTATGGATATTCTAAACACCAAGAACTATGATATTGAAACTGATGTTTGGAGTGATACTTTGGATATCCTAAAAGACGTTATAGCTCAATTGAGATATGCTACAGGTATGGAATGTTATTGTAATTTGGATATAGATTATCCAGTACAGATGTTTCCATTCTCAGAATCGTTTGATGACTATTTGTCAGGTTGGACTGGTAAGATAAGATTGAAGGTACCTGATGCAATCGACAGATGTGATGCACCATATGCCACATTCCCACCTTGTGATAATAATTCAGAATCGTAATGGCAGACGAAATACCACATAACGAGTATAATCAGGCAATGAATGTATTTGCCAAGAAGTTTCAAGATACCCTTAAAGCTTCGTTGGCAAAACCATATCCATTTGCACCAGGTTATGGTGGGGGACAACCTGTTAAAGGTCAAAGAGATATGAAGATTAAGACAGGTAATCTTTATAATAGTATTGAGGTAAATTATGACGCTGGTGATGATAAGATTGTCGTTACTATGGCTGACTATTGGCAGTTCGTAAATGATGGTAGAAAGGCAGGTACATACGTCCCAATTAAACCTTTGATGGAATGGATAAGACACAAAGGTTTTAACAAAAATAAAACAACAGGTAAGTTTGAAAAGTTCAGTATCAAAGGTATGGCATTCGGTGTCAGTACGAATATCAAAAAGTTTGGTATCCAAAAGACAGAGTTCTATGACAATGCATTTGTCGATTTTATTGAGGAATATGAGAACGGCCCATTACAAGCATTAGGAGTGGATATACAGGACTTTTTTGCCAAAGTTATAGACCCTAACGAAAACAGAACAACAAAGTAAAAAAATGAGTATTATAATAAATGTAGAACAATCACCACTAACGATAACTCCATCGAACGGAGAACATATCTATACACTATCCTCGACAGGATATACTCTATCGAACTTTAAGTATTTGGTAGATATATACTTCAAGGCTCAAGGTCAATCAGAAGAGCTTTATGCCAGATTAAAAGTATCCCCAAACTCTTATGGTAAGGCACTTATGAATGTTGAAGATATCATTAGAACATTCTTATTTGCCAATCCAAGATTTTCAGGTGAGACATATCCATATCTAAACTATGTCGCAGAGGAGAATAGTGTAATCACATTAGCCGACGCACAGAAGACAAGAGATTACAACGCATATAACCTATGGGCTGGTGGTAGTCCAAATGCTAACTTAGACCAATTGTGGCATGTGGCTCAATATCGTTGTGTCGTTGGATGTGAATATACATCAGGTTCAAGTATCGTAACTGACATCGACCCCACAGCTTCATTCCAACCTGACTACATCACCATATTTCCTGGTGTTGATAACTCATTAATTCCTGAACCTTATTTGGGGGCAGCAACTCTTGGTAGTGGATACACAGGGTCAGCAAACTTCTTCCAAGTAGATAATCAGGGATGGTATTACTACGATTTATTCTCACACGTATATCAAAGACCAAACGCCACAGAATGTCGTTCATATCGATTTGCTAACTTATCAGACTTCGACACAGCTGTAATCCAATCAACCAATTGTAATTACGGACAGAACACATACAACATATTCCCTGGTGACACATTTGAATGGTGTGGATTAGAAGGAACTGTAAACGTATTGTCAGGTGATACAACTTACTTGGAGGATATGGGTAGATGTGATGGATACAATCCTGTAACAGATTGTCCTGGTCCTGGTAGGTTCTTAAACGCAGCAGGTCAAACAGAATGTCCTGTGGTTCAAGCTGACGGAGTTTCAGTAACGAATGTAAGACGTAGAATGCATCACCCTGATTGTCCTATTATCGTATCGTTCTTGAATGGTAAAAACGATTACTTCACCAACGACATTTATTCTATTGCAATTAGAGGAGCATTAGACCACGGCGCACCATACACATATTCAGCAGAGTCAGACAATAGAATATTAACTACAATCCCTGTAGTAGAAGAACAACCAAACTCTACATTTAGAATGTTGAATTTCTATCTACCATATAACGTAACGAAAAACAACACATTAAACGCAATCCCAACTGATGCAAAGAAAGTGTGTTTCTATGGAACATCATACACATCAAACGCAACCAACCGATTAAACATCGCAAGTGCTACGACTGAGGTATTGGAGTTTTGGATGCAACCTAAGGATTGTATCAACGAACCAATCCACACATTATTTATGAACTCAAAGGGTATGTGGGATACTTATACTTTTGGTAAGAAATCTACCAAGAAGATTACGGCAAAGAGAAAAAGTTATAGACAAGAAAGTTCATTAAACAAACAATTCTATGCTCGTGGTTCATCTCAAAGAGGAACGACCATCTACGATACTGAAGCTGACTACATTTGGGATTGTAATACGTGGTTTATGGATGATGCTGATACGGAAATCATGCAAGAGTTTTTTATGTCTCAGGATGTATTTATCATTACAGGTACAACAATACAACCACAAGATTGTCAATCGTGTTTAGAAGAGATTAGATTATATCAACACCTCATTCCTGTAACGGTTCAACAACAAGACTTTACGGTATACGAACAACAGTATCAGAAAATATACCAATACAACTTCACACTGCAATGGGGTAGTGTTAAACGATACAGAACACAAGGAGCGTAAATGGGTTTACAGATTAGAACGTATGTTGCAGGTCAAGAGAAATATATTGACCTGTATGGAAATGAAGATATTGCAATTGAGGTATCATTTGCTGAGATACAAGATATAACCAAAAAGAACTCAGCATTCACGAAGGAATTTAGAGTTCCTGGTTCAAACAATAATAATGATATATTCAATTACTTTTTTGATATCAATTCTATCGCATTAGATTGGAACCCCAAACGTAAGTTCGAGGCTCAACTAATCTTTAATGGATATGAGTTGTATGCTGGTAATATTAGAATGAATCAGGTAACCATTCTAAAAACAGAAAAGGTCTATACGATTACGTTCTATGCTGAGGTTGGGGACTTGTCAGCAAACATCGGGGATAAGGCTCTGTGTAATGTTGATACGAGTTCATTAGACCATAGTTTGTATGACTCCTTTACGGCAAGAACATTAAAACTTGACCCATCATTACACCCAACTTCTTTAATTCCAAGTGGAACAAGTTATTGGAGTAATACAATTAATCCTATATCTCAAGGTGACGTTCAATACATTTTAGGACAACGTGGTTATGACTATACTGGTTCAACATTTGGAACCATCTTAGATATCAACACACCACAAACCCCAATCTTAGATTTTTCAGGAGTTACAGGTTATTTCGATAATGTTAGGACACCAGTCATTCCACCATATTTGATACCTTCAATTCGTACAAGAAAATTGTATGAGTTGATTGTCAATCAGGCTGACTATCAAATTGAAAGTGATTTTTTTGACTCTGATTATTTTGGACGTTATTATGTTCCTTTGTCATTCAACACAGACTCAAATTATATGGCTCAATCAAAACCATACGATTTATTGATTGAGAATATGACTGGTTCAACAGGCCCTAATGGTGGTCAGATTAAAAACGTGGCACCATATGCGAGCCCATCAAATCCATTATTTGTATTTAAGAGCAAAGATTTAATATTTGATACCTTAGATTTTAACCCAATTAACTTGGCAAATTATCCAAATGATGGTACTGCGTTTAGTACTACAGGCCCTTATGGATTATCCGCAATGACAGATTATGTATTTGCGATACCACAATCATATACAAACGACCAATTTATTAAAGTAGAGTTTACTTGGTCTTGGAGTGGGACACCTGACCCATTTGGTACAGGTATAATAGGTGGAAGTATTTCAGTTTGGAATATGTATCAATCATCACTTAATGGTTCATTTGTTAGTGGTACTATTGAAGATTTAGAATATATCAATATTGATAATACATTCTCACCTCAAACAGGTAGTGGTGCATTTACCGTTAGATTATGTCCTTATAATATGTTTAATCAAACAGGATTTTATTTTGTAGCATTTGACAATTTTGTTGGTGATTTAGATATAACATCAGTTAAAATTAGCATGGCGGTTAAATCACAATCACTACCATTTAATATTGAGTTAAATAAGGAAATGGGATGTACTAATAAACAGATTGAGTTCATTCAAGATGTGAACCGAATGTTTAACTTGGTCGTTATACCTCACCCAATTAAACCTAAGACACTTATTATTGAACCGATAGTAGATTGGATAGGTAAGGGTGAAACATTAGACTGGACGTCAAAAGTCGATTACAATAGTCCCCAAACTTTAAGACCTACAACCAGTATCATAAATGGTAGTATATTCGCATCTAACAAAATTGATAAGGATTTTGTTAATACTCAGTTCAATACCAAGTCAAATAAGATATACGGACAGAATATATTTGACTTGGGAATTGACTACAAAAACGAGTTCACCAATCTAACACAACAATTAGGTCAAAATACAGACTACTACTTGAATGCAAGTGGAATGACAAATATTGCTCTACCTTGTTATTTTGTATTGAAGGAAGGTAATAAGGCAGGACAAGCAACATTTGAATATAGACCATTCCGTTCATTACCAAGAATGGTGTTTAAGTCAGTTCCAATCCCAAGTGGTAATACAAAACAACAAGGTTATTTTTTAAGAGAATACGACCAAGATTATAGTTTTTGTATCACATATCCAAGTGGTAATAATTATAACCCAACTGATTGTTATCAAATGGGAACAATGCCTAATATTAATAGGTTAACTACTTATCCATTTGCAATATCAGGATTCTCACACTATATCACATACGATGCGTCTTTGACATTTACACCTGATGAATTAATTTATCCTGACGCTGATAACCAGTATGACAGATACTACAGAGATTACATCGAGGATTTAACATCTGAAGAGAATAAGATTTATGGTTGTAAAATGTACCTTCAGCCTTGGGAAGTGGCTCAGTTATATTCTAATGAGGTCATCTTCATCAAGAATGCGAAGTTCAGAATTAATAAGATTACTAATTTAAGTCTAATTGAACCTGGTTTATGTGATGTTGAATTGGTTAAATTGACACGTGATTATACACCTACACCTGTATTGTTCTATGACTTAATCGAGTGTGGAAATGAATGTAATATCATTCACTCAAATACAGATTTGAATTATCTGCTATGGGCTTTTGGGACACCAAATCCAAATACCACAGGAACTACTGAAGGTAAGTATGTAGAATTGATTACTCAATTTGGGCCTGGTCTTAATAAAACCGTTAAAAGGTTTAAGGTAATTCAAACCGAGTACAATCCAAATTACACATATCAAAACGTATATTTCAATTCTAGAACGTCTAACATTTTATCTGGTGGATATCTTCAGAAACAGGTATATTATGACTATGTAATGTATGATAGTTGTACGACAACGACCCCATCTTATATATTTGATATTATTGATACGTCTACAGGAAGTACTCAATCGTGTGAGTGTGTAACGATGGACGTAACCAACACAGCAGCTACAAGAGCCTCATTCACATTTACGACTTGTTCTGGTACAACTTCATCGTGGACGTTAGACCCATCGAGTGGTGTGACGGTATGTGGATGTTATGGTTCATTTACAACAACAGGATTTACGTATTGTCCTGACTTATCAGGATTACCTTGTACGGCAACTCCATTACCAACTCCGACACCTACACCAGCATTGTCCCCAACATCTACACCAGTACCATCACCAACTCCTACAATAACACCATCACCTACACAGCATTGTATAAATTGTTTTGAGTTGAATATTACCAATAACAACGCATTTGAGTGTAGAATTACGTATTACAATTGTAGTACAGGTTTATGGACTAACCTTGATATACCAGGAAATACTGGTGTTGTAATCCCTTGTGGATGTCCTGACATAATCACACCTTGTTCCAATATTGATGTAATTGTTGGGCTCGCTTGTAATTAAACGATATTTATAGATATGAGGTATACACAGACCCCCACTCCAAGTATAACGGCAACACCAACTTTGACGGCATCACAAACCCCGACAAATACTCCGAATGAAACTGCATGTCCTGGTTTAACACCAACCGCAACCTCATCACAAACACCCACACCCACACCTACAAGAACATTATCAATTACTCCTACGGTTACTCCTACAAAGACAGGAACCCCGACACCTACACCTACAAATGCTTGTAAGTGTTATACCTATACAGTTCAAAGTCTTAGTACGACAGAATCAACAACGGTAGATTGGACTGATTGTGATGGATATCGTCAAACAAATACTCTATTACCTTTGAATGGTATTTCATTCTGTGCTTGTAAATCAAGTGTGGTTATATTTGGTGGGGATGCGACAATTGAAGAGGGAGACCCTTGTGAGGTTTATACGTGGTTTGGAACTAGTTCAACATATAGTGGTGGAACAAGTGCATGTACGAATAGAACTTGTGCTAGACCTTATTATACCATTACACCAGTCGTTTCAGCAGGACAAGTAATATACGATGACCCATTATTAACAACTCCATTCAACGGAGGTAGTCAGTGGATTGCAGTAAATCAGGATTGTTTGGGTGGTTGGAATGTAATACAAGTAAATTCATCAGGAGCGGTAATAAACACATATACTCCGTGTCCTTAATTTAATATAGAATGGCAAGATTTTATCTAACTCCCACACCAAGTAATACACCAAGTAATACACCTTATGTTACCCCAAGTAATACATCGTGTCCTATT